TATCCGACACTTCAGGTGTCGTTTCACGCGGCTCAATATTCAAGGCATTTTCAAGGGGATTTTCATCAGACACTATAAGTTCCTCCAGTTACACTTAGCCCTGCGTCATATTCGAATATANTTTGCGTGATGCCNGCATCGGGTGGCAAGGTNTTGATTCCAGACGCACCAGTAACAGATGTAAAGATTCTCGCCGCTGCCGCCGTTGGTCCGGTGATCGAGCCGTCCTGCAAAAAGTGAGAATTGAAAATTGAAATATCTGTCGATGTGATGTATTTGGAAGTTTTCGTTGGAGCAAACACATAAGTTTGAGCGGTGAAGTCAAGTGTAAACATGATATTGCGTTGCTCTGACAAATCACCTTCGTAACTAATTTCTGGGTTTACACTTGAAAGTGTGATTGGCAAATCGACTCTTGTATTAAAATCAGAGTAATTGATTGACATCGTAAACTCTGGCGTAAAGAATGGAAGAATCTGCTCAACGATTTGCAAAGCATCGTCCATTGTTCTTGCAGCGACCACCAACTGGAATCCAATATTGTAAGGAACCTCAGAAAATTGATGCTCATGAATACCAGTGGATGATGCTACTTTGTATCTTTTTTGCAGTGTGTTTCTTTTTCTTACACCATCATAATTGATTGATGTAATACTAAAACCCATTCTTGGCAAGACCTGTGCCAAGTGAGTGCCTTGATCTTTCAAAATCGGATACTCATTCAACATGCGAATAAATTTTTCTTTCGCCGCATATGAAATCGGCACAAGAATCTTTTTCACCGTATTGCCGTCTGAGTCTCTTCTTTGCACAGAGATTTCATCAAACAAAGATCCGAAAGCCACAACGACTTTACGAATAGACTCATGATAAAAAGTTGAGCCAAACATTAGAGATCACCCTCCGAGAACGGATCTGTATCCGTAAAGTCCAAGAACGACGCGGAGCCAAAGCCAAAGTCGGTATTGTTTTGAATAGGATCTTTGGCAAAGAATTCTTGAGTCAAACCAATCGAAGTGATTGCGAAGGTTGCTCCAGAAGAGTCACCCAACAATCTTGTGGCATCAGAGATAGAGCCTTCGACCATTTGAAGTGTCGCCTCGGTGGCTGCGGAGTTCCAGTTGATGACATTCATCGTAGCACCAGTTGATCCCGTACTAGTGTAAAGGTAAGAAACCTCGCCCTCTGTAAATGTGCCTTCTCCAGTTCCAAGATTCGCAAGGAATAGTTGGCTCATAGCGGCAGATGTCACACCATCGACAACATCGAAACCGGAATCGAAATCCTCTCCGGTGACCTTGAACATGCTACATTCCATTTTGTAAGAAAAAATCTTACCAAAGTTAAAGAAATTGTATTCACGATCAATGAAGTTGATTTCGAAAAGTGCTTCATCGAGGGGAAAGTAAATAAGATCGCCCTCGCGTGGATACTTATATTTTTTGTCAGCAAAGGTTTCAAGGAATCGTTTTCTTGACATAACAACAGACATTCGGTCTTTGATTTCAAGACCAATATTTGTCATTTGTTCTCCCTCACCCTCGTAAGCCTCGTAGTTATCGACATACATTTCTATACCACGACCATTTTCAAACTTGGGTTGACGATCTTCACCAAAAATTTCATCTTCATTGATAATAGATCGTGGAATGTAAATCATGTCCACGCCATGAATCTTGATGGCTTCGTCAACAAGATCTTGAACAAGTCTTTGCTCTGCCTTGCTATTAAACTTGTTAAAGTAATGATTCGTAGCCATGTATTATCCTGTAAAGAAGTCTGGGGGAAGTTCGTATTTGTCTTGCAGCGTGTCCTCGATTTTTTCCATTTCTTCATTGCCTTGACTCAACAAAGCCTGTCCATCGAATTGAACACCACCGGGAAGATTGATTCCTTGATATTTGATGAGGTTCATGCCCCATTGTTTTCTGAATGAGGCAGTCACATATCTTTTTAGAAGAATGTCGTTGTAGATTTCTGAATAAGTATCTGGATCGAGGCTGGCGTAGCCATCAATCACCAAGAAATCTCCTGCGTCCAAAGTCTCAGACCAGTTCATGTCAAGGTAAAGTCTGTTGGTCACGCGGGTGAAACGCACCTGCTTTTCAGGACTAAGGAAGTCTGACAAAAGTTGAATGTAAGATTGAGTGATGTAATAGTTTGTCATATCACCCATTGCACGCAAACCGTAAACATCTTGCAGTGCCATTTGGTAGCGAATGCTAAACATGTTTGTGCCAGCAGCACCTTCATCAAACTGAAAAACTTTAGTTACAGATAATAGTTTTGTTCCGTTTTCAACCTGCGGATAGTCATTGGGACCAGTCAGACCAATCGAATCTGTATCAATGAAGCCATTGGTGATATCGTCTGCGGTCACTTCATATTTGAAAAGAACACGCTCAACGCCATCAAAATGATACTCATTGAACATTTGAAGAGCATCATCGATGGAATCCTCAAGTTGAGAATCATCGACATTAATCTCGATTACGGGTGCGCCGAGTTTTCTTAGAGCATATTGCTTTAGTTCTTCGCGTGTTGTTGGTGTCGCCATCTACTTCGCTCCTTGTCCTTTTATATGTATTAGAGCGAGGCTTCCTACGCCTGATTTGCTTACCCCTCGGCTTGTTTGGTGGTTCAACGCTCACGTTAGAAGACAATATTCACAAGTTCTCTAATCGTGGACACGGCTTTAAGTTTATCAGTGATGACCCGAATTGTGTCATTATTCGTTCTAAACTTAATTTCCATGTTTGCAATAAGGCTTTGCAGTTGTGATGAAGAGTTTGTGCCTCCACTCACACCGTCAATCGTCAGACCCCGTGATGTGCCATCAGACAAGAATGGGAAGAAAGCCTGACCCCTAATATTTGCGGCATCATTATATGCAAGATTATTTAATGCAAATAATCTCTCCTCCATGATAAGTCCACTGAGCATTCTAGTTTTTGTTTCTGTGTCTCCTGCCACGAACACTGCCGTCAGACCTGCCGTTCCGTAGTTAACATGCATGGTAAGACCAATGTTGTTTTGATCTCTTGCAAAGTCGGCTGCCTGACTAATAAGTTTTCTTAGAACCTCAGTCTCACTCATAGTTTTAACAACAGCCGCCACTGATGCAGTGCTTCCTGACTTGACATGTTGAGCCATTAAAGAAGCACCGGCAAAAGTAAATCCTTCAAACGATGTGATACCCTCGGCTCCCGTTGTGCCGGGATAAAGAATTTGAATGCTATTAGTTACACCCGTGGTTGTTCCATCAAAGAAGCCGCCGAAAAAGGCTTGAAGTGTTGAGCCAATATTACTTCCACCAGTCCGTGATGTAAATACCAACTCATCCATGTGAGACATACCAGCGATTGAAATGCCCAGATTATTATTACCAAAAGAAACGATATGTGTCGCTCTTGGATCTCTAGTGGTTGAGTAAATTACTGAGCCTGTGATACCCGAAGTTGCACCCTGAACCTTTGAGCCAGCAGCAGAAAAGTCAAGTCTAGAAGATGCCAACGCATTTGATTTTGACATTCTGTTTCTTGCAAAATCTTTGAACAAAATGTTAGATTTAAACGGCAACAAACTAGCACCGGCAGCGAAAGAAGCACCACCAGCGGTAAAATACTGAGTCGTGTTTGAGTCTCCTCTGATCGTGGTTAAAAAGTTACCATTCGGGTCGATAACATAAAGTGCAAGGTTACCTGCCGTTGATCCTACATCACCACTATACGGAACTTGTGCCATTTATGCCTCCACCTGCTTGAATTCTGCATGAACAAAACCACCACCATTGAATTTGTAACCACGCGACTGTGTGTCATTACCACTATTGATTAACTCACCGAAGGGATTGAATCCATCAACAATTTCTCCAGTTTGTTGATTAAGTTCACCTGCACGGTCTGGAGCAATTGAACAGAATGGAAGAATTTGAACTCTTCTTTTTGCCGTTCCACTAAACTTTAATATTTGTGGTGCAAGAGTTCCTTTTTCTTGGTTTACTGTCTGTCCACCTTTACCAAGTTGTTCCCCAACATTCAGTGCAGGATCAATACCCCCTCTGATGCCTTTCGGGTCCATGAATTGAACGCCGTTAGAGGGTTCCCCGCCTTCTTCTCCATCATCCATGGTCTGCATATTGAGATTACCTTTAGGATTTCCCATATAAAATTTTGAGGTTCCGTCACCAATCAACGTATCACCATCAGTAAAATTAGTAATATGATCAATTGATTCTGCACTACATCCAAGGGTAAGTCCGAGCAAAACATCATCATCCATGTCTACAAAGACGGCACAACCCATAATTGTGGCTCTCGCTCTGTTTGGACCCCCAGTTTGATCGTGGTCTGCCGGAGGGGTCTGAAGAGTAATGGTAAAATCACCTACAAGATTTTCACCTTGATTGTTTTTGAAGCAGATAATTCTATCATAAGGATTCCCTGATCTCCCGGTAAGAAGATTTCGAATCTCGGCTGTGTCCACGTTTGCGTCAGTTATAGTTTCTTCACCACCATTATATTTAATGTAGTGGGAGGGGTTGTTGGCTTGAAAAAACTCTGACAGAGCAGGGGTGTATGTGACACCTGCACTTGAGGCAAGTCTCGTAAAATGACACATATCGGTGGGCAAAATATCGTATCTCACGGTTTCATTCGTCGCCAGTCCAACACCACCATGACCGAGGTATTGTCGTTGGTTGTCAAGAGGTCCGACCATGATCGCATTTGATTGATCACCAAAGGCAGATAATCTAAAATCTTCAAGATTTATTTCTTGCTCCAGAGTCGTTTCTTCATTTAGCAATGCGTTGGGGAACATTACTTTATAGCCT